GAGCGCACCGAGGTCGTTCCCGAGCTGGACGCCTACCGTTTCGCCAAGTACGCTGGCGCCGCTGATGCTTCCCAGAAGATCACTGGCACTCTGGCGACTGGCGCTGCGACTGTGGCTGCGATTCAGACCGCCGAGGCGGCTCTGGACGATGCCGAGGTTCCCTATGAGGGCCGTATTCTGTTCGTGTCTCCCGGCACGTACAAGAACCTGAAGGACGGCATTACCCGTTTCACCGAGAATGGCGATCCGAACATCAACGGCAGGGTGGAGATGTACGACGATATGCGTATCATCCGCGTGCCCGCCGGTCGGTTCAATACCGCCGTGACGCTGAACGCTCCCACCACTTCCTCTGCTGTGGGCGGCTACACCACCTCTGGTCAGGCGATCAACTTCATGATCATTCATCCGAGCGCCACGCTCCAGGTCGTGAAGCACGTCGTGCCTCGCGTGTTCAGCCCCCAGGTGAATCAAGAGGCCGATGCGTGGAAGTTCGACTACCGCATCTATCACGACTGCTGGGTGCTGAACAACAAGAAGAAGGGCATTTATGTCCACTCTGTCAGCTCTACCTAATGGCTGTTGTGCATAACCCTGACGGCTCTATCACGGTGGGTATCATCCCGGAGCCGAAGGAAGAAGCGAAGGAACCCGCCCCCAAGCGGGGCGGGAAAACCGTGAAAAAGTAAAAGAAAGGAGTGCCGAAGGATGACCAGTGAAGAAAAGCTGGCAATGGTCAAGACCATCATGGGGCCGGACGCGCCGGACGATGAAACCATAGCGTCCTACCTGACCCTTGCCAAGACCGAGATTCTTCAATGGCGGTTTTCGTACAGCCCGGACGATATGCCCGAAGATGTACCTCCCGCCTATGAGATGACGCAGGTGTACGCCGTGGTGAACGGCTTCACGCAGCGCGGCCTTGAAGGGCAGAGCGTGTCAATCGAAAACGGCATCCATCGGCACTTCGACTTTACGGACATGACCCGGTATATCAGGCAGAATGTCATTGCCTACGCAAAGGTGTGATGCGCGATGAGCAGGACGTGTTTCAGGAACAAGCAGCCGTTCTGGTATGCGCTGTATGCGGGAACCGTGGAGAATTATCGTGAGGATGAATACGGCAATCCACTACAGGTGGGAACCCACGCGACGTATGAGAACCCTGTTCAGATGAGCGCGAACATCTCCCCTGCGAAGGGCAGCGTCATCGCAAGGCAGTTTGGTGACGATGACCAATACGACAAGGTGATTGTCACGGGCGACAGGGACACCCCGATTGACGAATACGCGGTGCTGTGGATCGACGTGGAACCCGAACTTGACGAAAGCGGCGCACTGAAAGTCAACGCTAACGGCGAGATCGTAACCCCGTGGGACTACATCGTGCGAAAGGTCGGGCGCGGGTTGCCGAACTTCGGCAGCACTGTGATAGGCATAAGCAAGGTGACTGTCGCATGAGCCGGACGATAACCATTGACATCTTCAATCCTGCAAGCATCGACGCGGCGGTGAAGGAGATTCGGGACTATGCCGATTGGGTGAAGCGCAAGACGGATGAACTGCGGGAGCGTGTTGCCTACTTCATAGCCAAGGATGCAAGCGCGGTGTTCAATACCGCCGTGGCAGAGGATGACCTTTGGGAAGGTGCAATCACAGGCAGCGTAGATGTGGTTGTCGAGGACAACGGCAATATGACACTGGTGATTGCCAATGGTACGGACGCTGTGTTCATGGAGTTCGGCGCTGGCGTGTATTACAACGGGGCTGTTGGAAGTTCCCCTAACCCGTTGGGTGCTGCGTTGGGATTCACCATCGGCAGTTATGGCTTTGGACAGGGTAAAAAAGAGGTTTGGGGCTATATGGGTGAAGATGGGAAACTCCATCTGACACACGGTACGCCCGCCTCCATGCCCCTTTACAGGGCCTTACAGAGCGTTGTGAACGACATCGAGCAGATAGCGCGGGAGGTGTTCAGTTCGTGATTGACATTGAATCTCAGGTCTTTACGACTGTGGCAACCGCGCTGCGCAACGAATACGGCGCAAGCAACATCTATGTCGCCCCCGAATACGTCAGCCAACCGCCGAAGTTCCCCGCTGTGTTCATTGTTGAGATGGACAATACCGTTCATCTGCGTGGACGGGACAGCGCGAACATCGAGAACTTTGTGAATGTGATGTACCAGATTGATGTTTTTAGCAACAAGAATGCGGGGAAGAAAGCGCAGGCGAAGGAAATCATTGCGCTGGTGGATGACCAGTTTGCGCAGATGGGCTTTTCCCGGACGTTTCTAAACCCCGTACAGAATATGAACGACGCGACGATCTACCGCATGACGGCCCGGTATCAGGCTGTTGTCGGTAAAGACCAAACCATATATAGGAGGTAATGAGACATGGCGATTTCCACCTATCAGTCCTACTTTATGCAGGGCACCGGCACCGGCACCCTGACGTGGGCGAAACTGTTCGATTTCAAGACCGACCCTGACCTCGGCGCGGCCCCTGAGCAGCTTGAAACCACGACTCAGAGCGACCCCGCCCATACCTATATCCCCGGCCTTGAGGCCAACGAGCAGAAGAACTACACCCTGAACTACGACGCGACGGTGTACGACAGCATCAAGGCGTTGAAGGGCCAGGAGTTGGACGTTGCCGAATGGTTCGGCGCTAATTCTTCCGGTGAGCCTGACGGTCACAACGGCAAGTTCGTCGGCAAGGGCTACCTGGACGTGTACGTCAACGGCGGCGACGCGAACACCGTTCGCAACATGACGGTGGTGCTGACCATGAGCCAGCTTTTCGTGAAGGCGACTACCTGACAACAGCTTCATATGGGCGGGGGCGTTCCCTCCCGCCCCTTTTTTAAAAATAACGGTTTAAGGAGAATAAGATCATGTCTGACATCAAAGAAGCGAATTGCATCACGTTTGACTACAAGGGCAACCACTACTGTCTGGAATACACCCGCGAATCCGTCAAGCGCATGGAGGCGGCGGGATTCAAGCCCGGTGAAAGCGGCAGCACTCCCCTGATCGAACTGGACATGCTGTGGGCGGGCGCGTTCTACAAGAACCACCGCAAGACCAGCAGCAGGGTTATCGAGGAAATACTCGATGCGATGAACGACAAGGAAAAGCTGCTGGACACCCTGCGGCGCATGGTTTCCGAAACCTACAATTCGCTGATCGAGGACAAGGGTGACGAGGGAAACGGAATCAGTTGGACGGCGACCCTGTAGAGGAACCGTCCGAATCGATAACCCTTACGGAGTTCTTCATGAGGATGTTCCCATTGTACATGGCAATGGGAATGTCCTATGAACAATACTGGCAAGGCCCGCCGTGGCTGGCGAAAGCCTACCGTGAAGCGTTTGAAATCAAACGTAAACAGGAGGAATGGGCGCGTTGGCGGCAAGGGGCGTATGTGTTCAACGCCATCATGTGCGCCGCGCCGGTTATCAAGCCGTTCGTGAAGGATGCGAAGCCGGGGCATTACCCGGACGAGCCTTGGCCGATTACAGAGGCAGAGGCGCGGGAACAGGAAGAACGGCGTGAGAAGGAAAACTACGAACGCTATCTGGCGAAGATGAACGCGGACAGTGAACGGGAACTGAAACGACGTAGAGAAGCCGCGAAGAAGCAGGAGGTGAACGGCAATGGCGACGATTGACAATCTTTCGATTCAGGTCACGGCGAATGCCGAAAGTGCTGCAAGTGCGCTTGACCGCCTTGCTTCTTCGGCTGGCGGCTTGCGCGGGGCGGCTGTCAGGGCTGGCGGCGGCTTGCGGGATTTGTCCGCAGGCGCAAAGGATGCGGGAAGCGCGACACAGGAAGCGGGACAACAGGCGGGCAATGCGGAGAAGCACACTCGCAATTATGGTCGTGCTGCGCAGGAAGCCGGAAATGCGGCAAAGCGCGGTACGGCTGGAATTTCATCTTTTTGGCAAGCGTTGAAGCGTGTTGCGTATTATCGTTTTATAAGGACAATAATTAAAGCAATTACAGCCTCTTTCAAAGATGGTATAACCCACTTATATCAATACAGCAACGCTATCAATGGTCATTTTGCAAAGAGCATGGATCGGCTTGCGACAAGTACGCTTTACTTGAAAAACAGTCTCGGAACCTTGGTTGCTCCGCTGATAGAGGCACTCGCGCCTGTGCTTGAATGGGTGATTGACCGGATTGTGGATGTCATCAACTGGATAACTGCGCTGTTTGCGGCACTGTCCGGTTCAAGCACCTACACGGTAGCGAAGAAGGTCAGCACCACCTGGGGTGATACCACGAAACAGATCAAGACCGGGACCGACAGCGCAAGGGAATCCGTCGAGCAACTCAAACGCTCCATCCTGGGCTTTGATGAGATCAACAAACTTGACGCGCCCGACACGTCAGGCGGCAGCGGCAAAACTGGCGGCGGCGGTAGTACCTCCACAGGGCCAAGCCCGTCAGACATGTTCGAGACCAGGCAGCTTGATGGCTGGATGCTGGGCCTATCAAATATGATAAGCAAGCTCAAAATGGGCTTGCCCGCCCTGTTTGCACCCATTGCCGCAGGATTTGCAGCGATTAAAGCCGCGATTGAAGGAGTTATCAAAAAAACCCGCGAATGGTTGAATGACCTGGCCGAAGCCGGGAAAACAGTCATAGAAGTTGGTGTTTCCCTCGTCCGCAAGGGCTGGAAAACTCTTACGGGCTGGGTGCTGTCCTTTGGGTCTGCTACCGTTAATGTTGCCGTAGCGATTGCCACCAGTGCGGCGGCGCTATGGGCAAAACTGAAAAAGGGTTGGCAGGCATTAGGTGCAAAAACGCTTGCCGTAAGCGTAGCCATAACGACAGCCGTGTCAGCCCTTTGGAAGAGCCTGAAAGCAGCTTGGGCCGCTGCTGCAAAAGAACATGTGTTGCAAGTCACCGTTGCCTTGGCAACAAGCGCCGCTGTACTATGGCGAAGCCTGAAAACCGCATGGGGAGCCGCAAAAGATCACGCATTGCAGCTTTCAGCGAAGATCACCACGACAGCATTGGCTCTGTGGAAAAGCATTAAATCGGGGTGGGCCGCGCTGGGTGTAAAGGCGCTTACTGTGACCGTAGCGCTGGCGACAACTGCAAAGGCGCTTTGGACAGCCTTGAAAGGGGCATGGGGCGAGGCAAAAAACCACGCCCTACAAGTCAGCGTTGCCATAGCAACCGGCGCTTCGGTGCTTTGGCGGGATCTCAAAGCCGCTTGGGGCGCTGCATCCACGCACGTTTTGAGCGTGGCCGCGCAGATCGCTACCACGGCGGCGACGCTCTGGAAGTCCCTGAAACAGTCTTGGGGTGCTGCAAAGGACCATGTTTTGCAGTTGTCCGCACAGATCAGCACAGCGGCAAGCACGCTTTGGAAGAGTGTTAAACAGGGCTGGGCCGCCCTTGGGGCAAAGGTACTAAGCGTTGGCGTCGTCATCTCTACGGCAGCCGCGACGCTCTGGAAGAGCGTGAAAGATGGATGGAAAGCCATAGGGCAGAAGGTTTTGACCTTTGGCGTGGCAATCTCCACAACGGCCGCTTCACTCTGGTCCGGTCTCAAAACCGCATGGAATGCGGTAGGAAATAAGATAGTTCAATTTTCCGTCAGCATTACGCAGACGGCACAATCGCTCTGGAACGGCCTGAAAGCCTCGTGGCTTGCCATTCAGAGCCGGGTTGTACAGTTCTCGGTCAGCATTGCGCAGACAGGCGTAGGCCTTTGGTCCGGTCTGAAATCATCGTGGAACGCTGTGCAGAATCGGGTTGTACAGTTCTCGGTCTCGATCAGCACGACGGCACAGTCCCTGTGGAATGGCCTGAAAAACGCATGGAGGGCGGTTGAGAATAAAATCCTTCAGTTCAGCGTGTCGATCGCCACGACAGCACAGTCTCTGTGGAATGGATTGAAGAAAGCATGGGAGGCCGTACCTAATAAGGTTTTGAGCTTCGGTGTACAGATTTCCACCGTTGTTTCTCGCCTTTGGGATTGGCTGAAAGAGAATTGGGCGAAGGTTGCCCTTGTGGCGCTGGGATTTGCTGTGGCAATTGCGACGCCGTGGGGAACGATTGCCGCAGCCCTGGCGGGCTTGTGGGCTGATGTCATGGCATCTTTTGGTGGGTCGCTGGCCTTTGGCATAGCGCCATCTATGAACGGTTCCGGAGCACTGAAAACGCCGAAGGAAGTCAAAGACGAGTTGAACAAAAACGTCATAAGGCCAATTTCCGAGTTGCTCAATGAGCAGGATTATAAGGTCTATATGACTGCCCATGCAAACCCCGGCAACGGTCTATCCCGTAAAAAGGCATACGGCGGCGGGCTGAAACTAAGCCCCATAGACAGCATCACATCATCCGTTGATGTTGGTACTAACCCCGGCAACGGTTTAACAGCCAAAACAAACGGTTTGGCGCTGTCACCGGTAGAAAGTACATCCACATCTGTCAATGTGGGCTTGTCCCCGGTATGGTCGTTGATAACCGGCATTCTGTCCTTCCTGGGCTTGACGAATCTGAGCACCACCGTCAAGGTCAGCGCACTTGCCGGCACAGGATTCTCCAGCGTTGGAAACGACGGCAAGATGAACCTTACAGGGATCAGCGATACCAATGTAAAAATAAATCTTGTGGCTGGTAATTTCAGTAACGGGTTTAAAACATGGCTGACGGGTAATCAGTGGGCGGACGTCAATTCGACTGTATATTTGAAAGCCGGAAATTTCAGCGATGGATTTGTTAAATGGCTCACTGGTAATTACTGGGGTGATGTCAATTCTACGGTGTATCTGAAAGCCGGAAATTTCAGTAATGGATATAAATATTGGCTGTCCGGTAATTACTGGGGCGATGTCACTACGACGGTATATCTGCAAAAAGGCTGGTGGGGTTCGCTGTCTGATTGGATTGGAAACAGCGTTACCGTCAGGGTGAACCTTGCCAAAGGCGGCGGTGTTGTAAACAGCAACGGTTATACCGCATCGTTTGCGGAGGGCGGCACGATCAGCAACGGCGTTGCGCGGAAGTTCAGCAAAATACCGCGCTATGCGGACGGCACCGCAGATGCCCACGGGACGCTGTTCCTGGCGGGGGAAGCCGGACCTGAGATCGTGGGCTATGTGGGTGGACGGACGGAAATCCTGAACCAGAGCCAGCTTGCGCAGACGATGTTCGCGGCGGTGCGGAGCGCCATGACAGGCGTGCGAATCGGCGGCTACATCGAAAACGCGGTGCCCGACGGTGGGAGCGAAGCGGACTATGAGACGATGTACCGCGCCATGTACGACGCCTTTACCGACGCGATGGCCGGGAACGCCGAGCGTGACAAGGAAAAACTGGCCCTGATGCGGGAAATTGCTGCGAAGGATTTCAACCCTGAGATCAGCACAGCCAGCATCAACCGCGCCCAGATGCGAATCAACCGCAGGGCGGGAACGACGATTGTCCCCGTAGGGACTTGACGACGGGAGGTGACAGCGTATGCCTGACCAGAACTATAATCCGATTCGGAGCGTGAATGGAGCGACGATACCCTGTCCCTCCACGTATCAATGGTCTGTCAATGACATATCTGACGCAGAAGCAGGGCGCACGGAAGATGGAAAGATGCACAAGAACCGCATTGCCAGAAAGCGAAAACTGGAACTGGAATGGCGGAATATACCGTTGAGTGACGTGCGCAAAGTGCTTGCAGCGTTTTCGCCTGAATACGTGTCGGTAAACTGCCTTGATCCGCTGGTGGGTGGGTATGCGACTTATACCTTCTACTCCGGAGATCAGGCGGCTCCGGCGTACAACGTGCGCATCGACGCATGGACGGTGTCGTTTGACATCATCGAACAGTAAAGAGGGAGGTGAGAACAGATGTATCCGATAACAAACGCCGTCAAGGCGCTGTTTGAGGCGGAGCAGACCAAGGTGCTGAGAATTACCGGCAAGCCCATGAAAAAAGAAGATGTGAGCGTTGGGCCGTCAAACGTAGTTACGGTTGATGACGCCGTGGATATTCCCGCGAAGGACATCACCATTGGCATCGAGCCGGTCCAATCCGGCAGCGGCGACCCCAGCCCGACGAACGTGCGGCCCATCAGCGGGTGGACGGTGGCGAATGTGGTTGTTAGCCCGACCGCCGATGCGCAAGATGGCACGACATATCCCATTAGCTGGCAAGCTGAAGCCGGGACGGTCTACGGCGGGACGCTGGACGTGACCACGGGGCTGCTGACGGTGGATAGGGCAATGGTGGATTTAGGGACGTTGGATTGGCAAAGGAATGGCGATAGATTCCAGTTTTATAGCAGCAATATTATTCCCGCCGTTTCTGATAAAAGCGGAAAGAATGTAGTTTGTTCAGGTTATGCAAGTGGTAATGCCTATAGCTATGGTTCTAATAATTTTACCATTTGTATCGCCGAATCAAACCCAAGAGTATTTGTAACGGACGACAGATTTACTGACGGCGCATCGTTCAAAGCCGCCATGTCCGGCGTTCAACTTGTCTACGAACTCGCCACCCCGCAGACCTACCAGCTCACTCCTACTGAGGTAAAACTCCTGTTGGGCGAAAACAACGTCTGGGCCGATACGGGGGATACGACTTTAACCTACAGGCCGTATGCAGACCTGATTATCACCGATGACAATGTGATGGAGGACAGTTTTCAGATTGACCGGTATTCCTGCAACGGGGAGAAATTGGAGGTCGGGACGGCGATTTCCGCGCAGTTGACGTCCAAACTGGACAACGGTGAAGGTCAGTTTGACGACATCATCTTCGAGGGAACAGAGCTGTTCGTGGAGATCGGCGTGGCCGACTGGTCACTGACGAATCCGACCATTACATGGGTGCCCTGCGGCTACTTCACCCCGGATGTACAACCGAGACGGATGGCTACCATCAGCATCACGGCGCTGGACAGGATGACGCGATTTGATTCCGTGCCGCCTTCGCTGACGCCGTGGACGACAGCCAGCGGCGAAACGATGACGGACAGCCGGGGAAATGTCCTCTATTTCTTGCGCGACGTTCAATTCCCGGCCTCCGTGACAAACCTGATCAGGCGTGTTGCGCTGCTGTGCGATGTGCCATTCTCGCAGAGTTTGTCGAGTTTCCCGAACGCCAACCTGGTCATAGATCAAATGCCCGCGTTAGAGCAGACCGTTACGTACAGAAACATCATCCAGTGGTGTGCGGGTATCATGGGCGCAAACGCATGGATTGACTGGACGGGTTCGCTGCGCTTTTCGTGGTACAACAATACCACTGGCTACATCAGCACCACGCAAAACCGTTATAACAGCGATCTTCACGAGAACAGCGTGACCATAACGGGCGTGTCCTATACAAATGCCAACAACGTCAAGATCGAATCCGGTACAGACGAATACACGCTTGACCTGTCCGGAAATTATATGGCGGCGGCGAAGATTTCCACCATCCTGCCCAATGTAAATAACAGGCTGAATGGCTTTACTTACCGACCGTTCACTGCTTCTGTTGTCAACGCGCCCTATCTGTGGCCGATGGACATTGTGACCTTCAAGGATAAGGACGGTAACAGTTATTCCAGCGCTTTGACCAATGTCACCTTTGGCCTGAACGGAACTACGGTGCTTCAAAGCAAGGGCGAGAGCGCCGAGACGAACAGCCGCGTCAAGCCCAGCAGCGTGAACAGCGAGACGGCGTATATGATCGAACGCGCCGCGCAAGTCGCCCGTGAACTGGATCAATCGTTGGATCAGGAGGGAATATTCAATCGCCTGACGGATGGCGGCGAGGTTCAAGGGCTTTTGCTGTACAACGGAAAGGTGTACCTGAATGCCGAATACATTCGAGCGGGTACGCTTGCCGCCAATTTGCTGCTGGCTTCCATATTGACCATCGGCGGCTCTACGGATGGGAATGGAAGCATACAGATCTACGATAAAGATGGCGTTCTTATTGGTAGATGGGATAAGAACGGTATCAGTGTGTTGAAGGGGAGCATTGCGGGGCCGTCCATTACCCTTGGCGGTGTAGACAACACCAGCGGTACGCTGACTGTGAAGGACGCTTCCAATACTACCATCGGAACGTGGGACAACAATGGTCTGACGCTCTACAAGGGCAGCATCGCTGGGCCGTCGGTCACACTGGGTGGATCGAACAATAAAAATGGTACGCTTACCATAAATAACGCTTCCAACAGGACCATTGGTACATGGAACAAGGACGGGATCAGCATAACGTCTGGCGAAATATCCTTGCGCCTAAATGATGAAAAAGGGCTCAATATCGGGAGAAATGGCGACTTGGCTATCGGGGCCAAGCCAGATGACATATCTGACTTTTTCAATAATAAATGTGCGTTCCAGGTAGGCAGAGGCGGTGAAGTTAAGTCAGTAAATTTCCGGGTATTTGCAAAGTATTATGAAGATCAAGGCGGCGACGGTATATATTATCCGGTATTGAATATTCAAGGGAATCATCTACCTAATACAAGTTGGAATGCAGCCAGAGGTGTATTTTTCACCATTACCAACGCAAACGATCAAGACCCTGAATATATTATGCACTTATCCAAAGTTCAGGTTAATATATATAAGCCACTTGTTCTGGATAACGCTTTGGGTGTTGAATACGGCGGTACAGGGGCGAAAAATCCCGCTGATGCGCGTACAAATCTTGGAATTACTGCCGCAAACATCGGGGCGAAGGTAACTCAATCCACCGTCAGCGATCCGTGGCCCTCCGGCGAGGCCGTGGCGTTTATAGACAGCATCAGTCAGAACGCGCAGGGCGTAATCAGCCCCACAAAGAAGTGGGTGCGGAATGCCAGCCAGAGCGAGTCGGGCTTGATGTCCGCAAATGACAAGGCAAAACTGGACGGAATCGCCAGTGGGGCGCAGGTGACCAGCGTCAACAATAAGACTGGAGCCGTCAGTCTCTCTGCTTCTGACGTTGGAGCGGTTGCGAAATCCGGCGACACGATGACAGGGAATTTGACTGTAACCGGAAATATAACCACGCCTTACGATATATTTGTCAAGAGATCACTGCTTGTCTATGCCAAGAACACCAATAAAGCAGGCCTTTTGATTGAAGGTAACAATACAAAAGACACCAGTTATGGTGTTGAACGAGGCGCGTTTTTCTATATAGCTGATTCAAACGGTGCATATCAATTTGCCATGCACCTGGCGCAAAGTACAGCTACGTTTGGGAATGTCAAAGCAGGGACCACTTACATAAATGAGCTTCACCCCACACGGTCAGATAATTGGCTTGATTTTCATGGGAGTTTTTGTGTCAAAACTGATCTATTAGTTGAGGGTAGTTTTACCGTAAATGGCACAAAGTCCCGCTCGGTAACAACGCAGGAATACGGGAAGCGCCTCCTCTACTGCTACGAAACCCCGACCCCGATGTTTGGTGATGTCGGCGAGGGGGTCATCGGCGAGGACGGGCTGTGCTACATAACGCTGGAAGCCGTATTTGCGCAGACCGTTGTTTCAAACCAATACCAGGTTTACCTCCAAAAATATGGCCCCGGCGATTGCTGGGTGAAGGAACGTAAGGGCGCTTACTTCATCGTGGAAGGTACGCCTGGGCTAAGTTTCGGATGGGAGGTCAAAGCCAAGCAGAGGGATTACGACCAACTCAGAATAGAACGCTACGACGATAAGTTCACCGTACCGACGCAGACCTACGGCGAGGACGCCGCGAAACATATCGACGACATTCAGAAAGAGAGGATTTCAGCATGAGCAAGATCATCACTTCCGCAACCGTTTTTAACGACGCCGTTGGCGTCAGGCTTTCCGCGACCTACAGCGAGATCGACGACCAGACTGGCCGTATCATCAGCGACAACAAGAGGTTTGACCGGGTGATTACCGACGCGGAGACCAAGACCCATGCCCGGGCGCTACTGGAATACGCAGGCGAGAATATCCCTGAATGATGAGAATTGACATGAAGGCGAGGTGAATTAGCGATGACGATCCACGAACTGCTTGCCGCAGCGGGATTGACCGCAAACGACGAAATCCCAATATGGGACGCGGAGGCGACGGGGGAGCCGACGAAGAAGATCACGGCGCAGCAGTTGGCAGCGGCGGTTGTTGCCTTGGCTAACCTTGTCACCGGTGTGAAGGGGGATAAAGAGAGCAACTATCGCCAGGGCAATGTGAATCTTACCCCGGCGAACATCGGGGCGGTGGCGAAGTCTGGCGACACGATGACGGGGAAGTTGGTAGTAGAGTGTCCGAATGACGCCTACGTTGGAGCGAGAAATACAGATACCGATACGCCGGTCTATTTAGACAGCAATAAGGAAGGAAAACACGGCATCTGGTCGAATGGCTACTACACGGGCTCTGACTTTGTGAACAGCGGGGAGTTTATTATAAGCAGAAATGCTGATGGAAAAGTCACCGTTGCCGACCACTATAACGAGAACGAAGTAAACGCGCTTGGCGTGCTGTATACAGATGTCAATATCGGCAATGTCACGGTAAACGGGAGCGGATATCTGGACATTGCCAGCAAAATTCCATCCGGGATAACCCCGATCGCGGCTTTGATACTAGATTTCGGCACGACAACGGGCGCCGTCAACGTGATAGCGAATGGACGGTATATAATTGGTACTCCAAACGCGACGGCGACGAGTGTGAAGATAAGATACTATTACCGCGGGCAATAATAGAGGAGGCATAAAAAATGGATAGACTTTATACTACTATCGAGAACCAGGTCAGGGAGGACGGCAGTAAGGGCCTGCTGTATGACCACTACGACAACGAGAACCAGGCGCTGGCGAAGTTCTATACCATCTGCGCGGCGGCAGCGCTCAGCGGGATTCCCTATCATGCCGCGTTCCTCATCTACGAGAACGGCGCTGTGATGCAGCGGATTTTTGACCGCAGAACGGAGCAGCAAGAGAGCGAGGATAGCCAGAATGATTAAGGATTGCACGTTTGACAAGTTCAAGTACATCCTGTACACGTCTAATGCCCCCAATCTACCGCTAATCGTGGTTCTCCACGGCTCCGGTGAGATCGGCAGCAGCCTGTCGAAACTCAAAAAGAGGGAGCCTTATATCAGCCTTGCCAACGGCAAATGCGCCCCGGATGCGGTTGTGCTCATGCCGCAGTTGCGGGGGGGCA